GGTTCATGTATCATCACCCAATTATGGTTACGTGAGCTCAACGAGTTAGAGATTTGGAGAGCAACGCACAGCCAAGCAAAAAGTGTTAACCTCTACACTTAAAATGTCCGATACCGTCTAGTATAGGACATAGTAGACTTATTAGGAGGTCCCACACCAACCTCAAATTACTTAGTTAATAACAACCTATAATTTACGTTATGTTAAATGATATATTCATGGCAAGTTTACGGTTAGTGACTAAGCTTATGATAATAAATCTGAGAGTCTGTTTACAATGCCGTATGTTTTGTCCTTATATCTTTGCTTTATTCTGCTCTTTCCGCTTAAGGGCTTGGTGTAAGGGGTCGTTCATTTCTAGATTTAGCCAAGATGGGAAATTCGGTTGGTCGTCGCTCTGAAAGCCCTATTAATCAAGGCCTGAACAGATCCTAGCTAAAAAATCACCTGTTTGCAAATTACGTTTGTTTTTAGACAAAAACCGCTCATTTCATATCATTCCGCGCTCATTCCTGCTCACAATACGTTTAGAATTAGATCATTAATCGCCGTTTTAAACGGGCTTTAAACACACTTTAAAACGCCTTTAAACCCCGTTTAAATCTGCTGAATGGCCACCACGCGGTTTTGGTCTGGCATTACCTCAATGATGATCAGCACATCGTTAATGGTTAACTGGATCACGCTTTGGTTGAATGTGCTCAGGCCGTTTGCCTGGACTATATCCATCATTGAGGCTGCTTGCTCGTAGCCTAAAACCTGAATGGCTGTTTTGATCATGGGCTCGTCTATGACTACCAGTGTGCTTTTGGTTTGCGGTGCTTTGGTGAGTACGTCGTTAGATACGTCGCTGTGCAAATGGCCTAACGAGAATACGCGGCCTGTCTCTGGCTTGTTGAGTGCCTGGCGAGCTGCTGCAGCGGCAACCTGCTTTTTATAGTAACGTTGGCCTTCCTTAATTGCGCCGTTAAACAACGGCGTCGTGATCTCTCGTAGGTTTTTATCCAGGCCTGCGAGCATTTTACCGGTTGACTGATCGGCACCCAGCCATGCTTTACCAGGATTGTAATTCCAGCCGAGATCTATGCCTGGTAATTTTTCTAATTCTTCGCCCGTTTGTGGGTCGACGACCTTAAACGGTTTTAGGTGGGCATTAATCGCTGAGTCTGGCGTGACTGTCAGGCCCATACGTTTAATGTCTCGCTCGCTGAGGTTGACTACTTTGCAGCGGCACATCCAGCCGTTTGGTGGATAATGTGTATCCCAGAACTTATGCTCCAACGGTAGCAATATATAGTGCCACGTTTGGTGCTTGGGTCTTACGCGTTGATCACCGGCTGTTAGATACAACAAATACGGTCGTCGCTCTTTTAGCCTGGTCTGTTGCTCCCAGCGGCCAGCGGCACGTGCGGTGTTTTTGTTGTTTTGGTATATAACCTGAGTGCGCCAGCCCCGCTTACCATTGTATGACCAGCCATGTTTAGCCACGGTCTCATCAAACCGCTTACGAAACTGAGTGATCGTCTCGCCGTCCTCGATGGCCTTTAGTACGTCTGTATAGAGGTCGTTTAGCAGCGCGGTTTTGGTTGCACCGGCAACCGTAAACGCACGCGCATGGATATGGCCCATCAGGTCTTTGTATGACTCAGTGGGGATTTGGACTTTGTCTTTAAAGTGGTTTATGGCCTCGCGGAATTGCACCTTGTGACCATATTGAGGATCAGTACTCGCAGGCATTATTATTTATACCTGCCGATCAAATCAGTTTTTGATTTTGAGCCCTGGCTGGAGCCATAGAAAAAATTGAGAATTGCGCCGAGTGTGGTACCCAGCAGAAAACCCAATATCGTATCGGCGAATCGCTCTGAGCCCTCTGGTATATCTACAAACGTTATTGCTGCTATATATAGAGAGGTTGCGATTGCCCAGAACCAGGAAAAATAGTAAATGAACCGCTTGGCCACCCTATCATCCTGATCCAGCGCCGCCTGCTGCATTTGCCTGGCACCTTGTACATTTTTCAGGGCAAGAATTGCCAGCTCTTGCTCCTTATTGAGCACAGCCAGACGAAACTGCGTTTGTAATGTGTCATTGCTACTTAACGCATCGACCAGATTGGCGGGGTCTTTGGTGCCGGTAACGGTTTTGGCTATATCAATGACCTTGTTGGCCACGCCAGCGGCGTTTGAGCCTGATAGCCAGTCACCCAGTTTTTCGTCCAGGCCTGTTAACTTTGCCAGGCCCACGGCAATCGCTATTGGTCCCATAGTCACCTCAGAGCTTTGCTATATCCAAAGAAATTGCCTGATCAGCGCCCTGCTCATCTTGCTCATAGAAACGGATGAATCTACAGCTATCAATTGCTGTGACTGACTCGGCAATAATGTCCATGGCCTTTTGCCATTTACCGGTATCGTCCGATATTTCCAGGCGGCGCAGGCTTAAGATCCGTTGTGGGTTTAACGTGCCTTGCTTATCAGTGGCAAATACTTTGTTCACGATCGCCTTGATGTTTTGGTTGCCGCCTTCGGTCCATTCGTTCAGGCACTCGTCTATCACTTGCTTAGCGACTTGTAGCTCTGGGCCCAGCTCGATGCGTTCCTGCACCTGGATTTTTACAGACAGTGAATGGTCAAACGAACGCAGCGTAATATTGCCTTTTTTGCCGCCCAGGTTTACGTCATATTCTTGTGCCAATAGCTCCAGAAAGTCGTCTGATTCCTCCATTTGTGCCTGTTTGAACGCGGCTAGTTCAGCTTGTTGTTGTCTGGCCTTGGCAACAGCCTTGCGTACATACTCATCCTTTATAAGATCTGTTTGTTTGATGTTGACGACTGCAACCAGGTTGCCTTTGCCGTCTTTCATAAAGCCTTCAGGTATACCGTTCATGTTTAAATTTCCTCATCATTCGCTTCATTCATTCCCGCTAAAAATTCATTTTCAAACGCCTGCCCTGCGATGTCGGCCAGTGCGCCTGATGTGATGTTGGGGAATTGTGCTTTTATCTTGTCTGCCAGCGCCTGGACTGAGTCCGATTGCTGGGCAAACTCATATATCTTTGCGATCTCCAGTTCGGTTGCCTGGTCAAACGCATCGAATGTGGGTATGTCGGTGGTTGGTTGATCGCCTGCGGCAAACTCCACCTTGGCGGCGCTGGCTATGCCAGTGCCGTCGTCTTTTACTTCCAGGATTTCTTGCCCTTGCTGAGGCTTTGGAATGCCCAAGACTTTGTAGGCATAATCCTCGCTCACGGGTATTAACCTGGCGGACTCACGCACTACGTTTACCGTGTCCAGGTTTATCTCTTTCTGGTCTCGCCAGATGTATTTTGGTGGCTCGCCGCCATCAAAATTAACTCGGTGAACAATTTCCAGGATTTGGTTTCGGTACCCTGATACCAGCGCCCTGTCTGCCCTTTGGTTTTCGCCCGCTCTTTTTGCATGAGTCTCGCTGGCCGCACGGGCACCTGACTTTTGCTCTGTTGCCAGGGTTTGGGAGGTCAATGCCTTGCTCATCTCTGCATTACACAGGTCGATCAGCTGCTTTTGCACTGGCTCACCGCTCATTTTGCTCTCTAGTATCTCCATTGTGGCATCATCGGGAATAACCGCGATGCCATCTGTGATCAGCTTGGCCAGCCCCTCCATTAACTCGGTGATCTCATTGTCCTGCGTACCCACAGGGTACTTACCTACAGGGAATGGCACGCCGAACCGCTCGCACAGCTGCACAAAAAACTTGAACCCGCCGTGTTTGAACGTCCAGGGCCAAAAACAACTGCTCAGAAGCGCGGTACCATAGGGATTTTTGGCTGTTGGCATGTGGCGAACACATGTCCAGCGCTCTGGTAGGATTGGCTCACCCTGTGGGTTTTCGCGGGTCCTTACCAGTAGCTCATGATCAGGTGTAAACACAAACCGGCCTGCTGGCCACTGCTCTACGGATGACGGCAACCAGCGCCCGTCGGTCTTTTGGAACTTGCCCAGATGCGTAACCGCAAACCCATGCAAAATAGCACTGTAGTTGTGCCAGTCGGTGTCCATCCACTCCGTCATGGCTGCCGGGCGGCGGCCCATGAGTGCCATAGCCAGCTCATAGCTGTTTTTACTGGCGGCATCATCACCACCTGGTACCAGCTCAGCACTAAACGCGAACATGCCTGATCGCAGGCTGCGCAGCTCTCCGATCACATGGGCATCCGTTGCAATCTCGTCATAGATAAACGCGCTTTTACCTGCCTTGCGGAGGATCGGGTCTGGGTTTGGCAGCTCTCGCATTAGCCCAAACATATTTGGGTCTGTTTGCGACATGTTGAACATCTTTTGCAGGGCTCTATATCCCTTATAACTCAGGTGAGGTTTAGACATGGTAGCCCCCTATTGATTTGGTCACTTTGGTACTGCGGACCTTTGGAATGCCACCGGCTCCGGTGCTGGCAATCATCCATAAAATAGTTAAACAACAGCTCAGGTCGTAGTGATGGTTGCTCTGTTTCTCTGGCCAATTCTCCAGCTCGTCGATCAGCAATGGTGTCTTGGAGTGAAACAGAATCTGCGCCGGTTGATTGGTTACATAGGGCTCCAATCCTTCAATGCGTTCTTCTTGGCTCACCGTTGCTGTGATCCCGCGCAATGGCAGTGGTACGCCCTCCTCTATACCCCGCTTAACGTAGTCCTGGCGCATGTATTCAAACGCGTTGTTGTTCTCAAACCCCCACACCAGGCATTTGTATTCGCGCTGCAGGCGGATCAGGTCATTGAGCAATTTGCTGGGCCCTCGTACCTTGCGGCTCTCGTACTCTAAATGCAGCTGGCTTAGTTCTTTGCAAAACAGACCAACCAGTAACGCACTGGGGTCGGCCCCGGCAGTTCTGCCCATACTGGGGTCGCAAGCGCCGTAGGGCGTCCATATCCTGGGCAGATGCACCCAAAACTCCATTGGATGGAATATCATCTCGTCATCGGCTTTGGCTATACCCTGCATCTCGCGGTTAAACTCGCGTTTATTAGACGCCCACATCACCATCAGGTCATACAGAGATCGCACACTGGGCCAGCTGGTTTTTGCGCCCTTTGACATTTGCCGCTTGTTCTTGATCCAAAACTTAAATGAGGGTTTGTCCTCTTTAGCAACGGCCTGGCCTTTGGCTGCCGCTTTTTTCTCAAATTCTTTGTCCTTGTAGATCATGAGTTCGCGGCATTCTTCCCACAGGTCCATGCGCTCGGGGAAGTTACCGATCGCTTTAAACCTGTGTACCAGGTGGCCGGGCGCGTGCTCGGCGCGCGAGATAGGGTCGTCGCTGTTTAATACCGTGTTTACGCCCAGGAATTTAACCGTGCCGTCGGGCGGGCCGAGGTACTGCACCGCAGCCTCAAGGAATGCCCATCGCGAGTCCCGCTCGGTAGCCGACCTGGCCTCTTTATCCGTGATAATGTCATCGGCCATGAGTAATTTAGGGCGGCTGGCACCATGGAATGCGCCCCGTACGGACTGCTCAGCGCCCCGGCTTTCAAACCGCACGCCCTGGGCGGTAACAAACTCGCCAATTTTCCAGACTGGCGACGCCTGGCAGACCTCCGGAAAATCCAGCATCAGGTTGTTGTTTTGCAGCAGCTCGGTTTTAACCACTTCGAGTGTTTTGGCGGGCATTTTTGCTTCTGCGCCAAATAAAATGGTGTAGTCAATAAATATGTCGGGCTTTGCCAGGCCCAGCTCTTTGCATACGTCGTCATCCTGAAGCAGTGCCAGCACTGCCACATAAACCGGTGCTATCTTTACGCCCAGCGTCGACTTACCTTCGCCCCGTGGTGCAACAAACCAGTTTTTCCAACCATTGGTTAGTTTTAGCGCCTCGGGGAACCAGTTCATAAAGTAGGCCTGGAACTCACTGGGCTTCTGCCCCTCGTCCAGCCACATGTGGTGAGGGAAATAAGTATACACGAAATACTCAAAGTCACCGCCCAGCACCTGCTTACGCCTTGCTTTAATGGCCTCCGGGCTTGGATCAATGTCTCTTTGTTTGGCCTCAATATCCAGGCGCAGACCAGCGGTGATCTGCTCCAGCTCAGCCAGAAACTCTTTGCTGTTCAGGTCAGCCATCAGTCATCCATTATATTGACGAGTTGCGGGCCAAATGCGGTCAGTATCTCAACGAGTTGAGGGGCATAATCGGGGTGATTTTTGCCAACAAATGCAGCCAGCTTTTTGAGTACTTCGGCTGCCACGGCGCGTCTTTCAACCTTTTTATTTCCGCCGCTCAGATTCATCACTTTTGAATAGGTATCACTAAGCTGGGTTAGCACCTTTATTCTGTCTGCCAGCGACAGGCCGCTTTCTGGGTCTTTGATCAGGTTGAACGTTTCATGTACCTGGATGGTAAATTCTTCTACAAAATCTTGGGTAAACTCTCCGGCTGGGCCGGTTGCCTTGCGTGCTGCCGTTCGCGCCAGGTCCCAGTCATCGCCATTGGCCTTGGCTTCGGCTTTCCAGCGGCGTGCTGTTCCGTCAGCTACGGAGTGTTTTACAGCCGCAACAGACAGTGCCAGCAGCTCATTTACGTAGCTATGGCGAACCGCATTCTTTATCTCTGCAGAATGCGCCATACTAGCCCCCGGTTTTGAGCTTCAAAAGCTCGGCTGCAATTGCCACAGCCAGGGCGGTAACGCCACTGATGGTGCCTACTTTGATTCGGGTGTTGGTGACCTTTTCTTCAACCGTTGTCACGCGCTGTTCGATGCCATCTACGCGCTTGTTCAGGTCAGACTTTATATCTGTTAGCTGCTGGAGGATTGCAGTTTGCGTGCCTTGTATCTCGCCGATCGATCTGAATAGCTGATGTTCTTGTTCTGGTGTCATTCGAACCACTCCCCTGATTGCATTTGCTCGGCCAGTTCGTCGGCGCGTTTACCTACCTGCACGGCCCAGCGGCTGTCTAACATTTCTAAAGCGGCCGTTTCCCAGTCGGCTTTTTCGACGGCGGCGATGGTTTTTTTGAAATTCAGCAGGCCACTTGTGCCCAGGTTAAATGCCATGTTGATCAACACCGCTTCGCGGGCTGGGTTACAGCGTGAGGTATCAATGTTGGAGCGCACCTGGTCAGTGAAGTAGCTAATGTCGTTACTTAGCAGGTAGTCGGCTTCGCGCTCGGTTATGCCGCGTTGTTCCAGGTTGCGGCCTACGCCAATTGTTTGAAATCCTGCTGGGCAGGTGTATGGCGTCAGGCGCACGCCTTCATGTTGTTTGAGTTGTTTGATCAGCTTTTCCATTCGCGGCCCTTAGTTTTTGTTTGGCAATTTGAAAACATGTGGGCACAGGTCTGGGTGCGGGTACCGGGGCGCGTTGCTTATCCAGCTGCGTGCGAACGGCTTTGCGTAGCAGTGCAATGAGGTTGGGCTGGCATTCCCGGGAAATGGCTATTTTTGCCTCCCGAGTTGGGGCCGCAACTATGCGTTTTGCTAGTGACCAAACAGGCTCAGATGTTTTGCTCATGGGCCGAGTATGGCGGGTTTGCTGGGGTAAATTAGCTGTAAAATGTTTTACACAGGGTGTGCGGTGGTGTGGCTATTTAGGCTAAAACAAAAAACGACCTACTGCAATAACGGTCGTTTAAATTGGGTTTAAACTCGGTTTCAATCGGGCTGGATGGGCCTTAGTGCCGGTAATCCGTTTTTGAATTTTTGGCCTGGCTCAATGGCTTTGTCGGTGGGCTCATCAACGGTAAACGCGCCGCCCAGTAGAAAAATCAACCCGACCAAAATCAAAGCTGTTTTTAGGTGTTTTTTCATATCATTTCCCAGTATATGTCAAATGGTCCACAGAAAAACAGCCCGACTTACCCTGTAGTTTCACCACCACTTCACCGCTGCACATGGTCCAGGCGTCGCTCGCAGTTTTGACCGCTTCGCCGTCTCTAAACGTCATAACAGATTGGTAAATAAACCCACTACCGACAGAGTATTGTTCGTTAAATTGTTCTGCTGTTAGTTTCATAAATCCTCCTGGCCAATGTCCAGCCTTGGTAAATTGGCGTACATTTCGTTTGTGTCACTCACAACACCACGTAATTCGCAGTGCTGGACCTTGTTACCTGTTAGCTGTGTGTATTTTTCAGCGACCAAACGCGCTATGTCGTGCTCGTCTACCTCAACAACCCCGTAAACCTCATTGGTTGCTACCCGTGCGTCTTTCCAAAGCAAAATTACGAATGTATCCATGGTTAAGCCTCATTTTTTAAACCAAACATTTCATCACAATGCTGACACTGAGCTTCCTGGTCGCGCAGTTCATCCGGGTAAATAAGGGATTCTTCCTCGCAATATGGGCAGCGAGCACGGACTTCAAACTTTGTAAATTCGGCTGTTTTCACTTCATTTCTCCTAATTCTTGTTCCGCCTGGGCCAGTTCTTTGTCCAGGCCGTACAGTGGCAAATTTAACGCCACTCGGTGTTGTATGTGTCTCTGTGTAAAGCCCAGCGCCTCGACATAGTGCTCCTTTTTTGGCTTGTCGCTCCATGCCAGCTGCTGGGCGGTTATCAGGACAATGTTATTGCTGTCCATTGTTAAAACAGCTCTTGCTGCAGGTGGCCGTCTCCCCGTTGGCCTAACCAGTCCTCGATGGCGGCTGCGTCTGGCTCTGCCTGCCTAACCAGGTTGGTTATGTGCTGCCGGGTCAGGCCAAACCGCTCAACCAGTTGGTTTACATGGGCTCCGGCTTTGTACGCCTCAATGATCTGGCGGTTACGTAGCTGAGCCAGCACTTTACCGGCGGTTGGCACCTGGTAGCTTTTACAGCCATGTTCCTGGGCTATACGCATTGCCAGGTCGGTACCAAAAACCTTGCTAAACTCGTGCTCTGGTCCTGGCTCTGCGGGGATGTAAAACATCCGGTTTTGATGTTCCTGGAGCAGCTTTAGTGCCTTTTGAACACCCAGCACCGCAACATACACCCGCACACCGTGAGGCAGCACGCCCAGGTCAATTGTTAGCTCAGCCATAGTCGTCATCCTCGAACAGGTAACCCAGGCCAGAGTCTTGCGAGCACAGCGCGGCAAACTCTTTTTCCTCGGCCAGTATGTCTATTTTTCTGCGCGCGGCCCCTTTTGCTTTGTCGCGTTTACTCAGCTCAGGATAAACGCCCTCGCTATATTTGGGGCGTTCTGGGTTTATAGTAATCTCTGCACCTCTAGCCATTGGGTACCTCCCGCGCCAGCCACTGCTTTAGCATGTTGATCAGCTTGCCCCAGTGATCGTTTGCTTTGTACAGGTTGGTGCCGTCGGTGTAGGTTTTACACCAGTTTTCGCAGGCCTCTTTGCTGTCTTCATCCACCTTACCGGCGCTGGCCAGTTGGCCCCACAGGCTAAAGATCAGGCGTAGCGATTTGTTCAGTGGCTTTTTGGCTGCCATACCGTTGTAGCGGGTCAACAGAGCCTGTTGCTGGTTGGGGGTAAGCCCTGTACAGCTGTTGGTTACGTTGTTGCTGATCTGCAAAACGTTGGCAACGTGTTCGTCCTGGCCTATTCCGGCCCGGCTCTGTGCCGCTTTTATCTTGCGTACCATGTTCATGCCGCCACCTCTGCTTCCTCGATTTTTACCGTTGGAAACGTCATATACTCCAACAACTTAAAATCCCAGGGCTGATCGTCGCCCTGGTACATTCGGGCGATGCGGTCGAACCGGTTCGTAAATTCCTGCGTAAAATTTACATGTGATTTAACCTTGGTAAGTTGTTTGCACTCGTATAACCTTTGCCCAAGGAATACGCAGAACGCGCCTACTACGTTGCCGTCTACCTCGTCCAGGATAACGCCCTCGGGGTCGTTTTTGCCGAGGTGGTGCAGCATGGTGCGTTCGTCCAGGTTGTCATTGAGGACGAAATGGCCGCTAAAGAAGGCTTCGTGTACTTTTACTGAAATTGCCATGTGTATTTTCCTTCTGTTGATGATGGCCTTGTTGCAGCAAGGCCTTTACTTTTGTTAAGGGTTAAAATGGATTTCTCTAAAATTACTGAGCTTTGTGGCTCCCTGAAAACAACACTTGCAGACGCGCTACCTGCCGAGCACACCAATGTGCTAAGCAAAATAATTTCAGGAATGTGCCCACGTGAATTTGTTGAACTGGAGCAAGAATACAGCGCGCAGTCTGAGGCGTTGATTCAAGGAATTTTGAAAGCGGTGCATGACTTTGGGTTAGGTTCTCAAGTCTTGCAATCCGCTTTGCAGACCGTAGTTCCAAACGCGCACGACTCGAAAGCACTGTTGGTTTATTACTATGCGCTGTGTCAGCTGTGTGCGGCTCAGCGGGTGTATGAGTCGCTGATGAATGAGCCTGATCTGCTCGACACAACAATGTTTTATCTAGACCGCATTCAGTCAGCTTATCGGGTGTCGCTGGACGCTCAGCCTGCGGGTGTAATTGAGTGGCCGTTTGCAAGTGAGCCGCCCCTTCGTGCTGGTGCCCAGCTGGGTGTAGTACATTAGTCATTTTATATCTCCTGTTGTGGTTGCTGAGTGGGTTGTACAGCAGCCCACTCTTTTAAAAATCAGATAGTTTGCTTATTCAAAATGGTCGCGCAGATGCTGTTCAGCATCAGTTTGTCGACCTTCTTATTTGGGTTCTTGCGTACATGTGAGATCACGTGTGGCATCACGTTTTCGACCAGCATTCGAGCATTGCCCTCCACGCGAGAGTGCAACCATTTCCAAAATGCTTCGCTGTCATCGGCCAGTGGCAAAGCGCCATGGCTTAGCTCCATGAATAAGGTTTTGATATCTTCGATAGGCAGTTCGCCTACCGCACGAGGCCAGAAGCACACGCGGCTGGCGATCAGCTCGTAGCGCTCCTGGCTTTGTAGTTTGTCTACAAGTTGGATATTGCCGATCAGCACCACACCAATTTGTGCACGGTCAGAGATAGTACGCAGTGGGTCGAGCGCGTTGGGTTTGCACTTGTCGGCCTCGTCCAGGATGATGATTTTGTTGGTGCCTTTGAGTGCGTCGACTATTTTGTCGCGCAGTCTGCTGTTGCCACCGGTTTTGGATATGCCCAGGCGGTCAGCCAGCTCCTTTAGCACCTGGGTAGAGGTCATATCCTCGTCGCCATCAACCATAAATACGTGGTCGTTGCTGTCACGGTAGTGCTCCGCCCCTTTGCTTTTGCCAATGCCTGCAGTGCCCGCAACTACGGCAATACGCCGGCGCTCCTGGGCATGTTCGCACGCCATTTTTATTAGTTTTGGTACTGATGTTTGTACATAGGGCACATCCCCATAGCGGATGCGGATATTAGCCAGGGCATCGCTTTTTGCGGGCTTGCTATCCTGTTGTACCTCCATGTCGGTAGGCTCCAGGATGCTCCAAATCTCGTGCAGCAACTTAGTAGGGCTCGCAGCGTATTTGCCGTTTAACAACTGGCTGATGGTGCCCGAGCTTTTATTAATGCGGGTTGCCAGGGTGCTGCTCATAACGCCCTGCCCCTCCAGTTCCTTCTCCTTCATTCGTCGCTTGATACGGGCGAGGATCAGCTTGTCGTCCTCTGTGTAGGCGTTGGATATAGGCGCATCTGCCATAAACAGTTGCGGGTCAAACTCACCAAAAAACTGTTGCCACAGTGAGTTGATCACCTTCTTGGGGTCAATGGGGCTTTTGCCCTCCAGTACAGCCTGTACGCTCTCCAGTGCCCAGCCATTGCAATACTCAGTGGCGGGTATGTTAAATAGCTCAATCTCGTTGTTGATAATGCGGGTTTGCAGCTGCTGCAACTCGCTGTAGTGCTCTGTAAATGTCATTATTCGTCATCCTCTGTTACTGCAAAATCGGTTAGCTCCAGTGCCTCTGGTTGTTCGGGTTCAACCAGAAAGTCGTTCAGGTCCATTTCAAAAAACGGGGTTTGCTCTTTGTGCTCAATGCTCAGGGGTCCGGTGTCGGCTGCCAGTTCTTCAACCTCGTCTACATCCACAACGCGGGTTTTTGCGGCCTGTGCCAGGATTTCGTGCTTCTTCTTATCCAGCCGCTTGAGCTGGAACTTGGTGCGTTCGTCGCGGCGCTGTTCTATGCGCGACTCAGGAATGGCGGGCACTTTGGTTTTCAGGTGTGCAATGAGCAGCAATTCGCCAGTTAGCTCATGGAGTTTGATTGTTTTGTCGTCGGTCATACTGAAACCGGCTATCAGCTCCTGGCCGTTAAACTGGTGCAGGTAGTCGGCTGTGTACGTACGTTTGTGTAACTGGATCTGGCCACGGCGCACCTTAACTTTGGTTTTGGGCAGAAAATCAAAATCAATGTGTGGCGGCTTTGATTGCACAAAGTTCTCGTCCCACACCTGTTGACGGGTTTTGCCGGTTTCCTCCGGGTGCGGGCTGTTGTGGTAGTGGTCTAAAAATTTATTAAACTCGGCCACCCATTCCTCAACGGTGGGCAGGTGGCGCTTACCCTGTTTAATCTCCTTGAGTACCAGCTTTTTAAAGCTCTCGTCTTCGTGGCGGCCGCAGTAGGTCTGGAACCGCTTGCCAACACGGTCTTCCATATGCAGGAAAAACCGCTCAATCCATTTAGCACGGGCATTACCAGGAATGGCAAAAATAGGCTCTATATCCAGCTGGGCATACACGCCTATGCATTCCTCATTCATCATGTTGGCCTTGTAGCCCGAGCCGTTATCCACGTAAAACATGCTCACCAGGTGATCGTACTTTTTGATAGAGGTCGTCAGGGCGTTCAAGGTTGCTAATGTGTTTTCGGCCTCGCTCAGATCCCAAGCAACAATTTTGCGGCTGCGTACATCCTGCAGTGCGGTTAACTCATACCTAAACGGGTTGCCACTTTTATGGTGGGCCAGGTAAACATCCAGCGTATGGCCGTCGCCGTTATATAAGAAACCAGCCGGAATGTGCGCAGTAGAGCGCAACTTAAAATCTTTATGGGCTTCTTTGTACAGCTTGGCACCCATGCGGTACGGGCTCTTAGGGCCCAGTTCGTGCGGCAGCGAGCCAATAAAGCGCCGCACCTGGTGCGCCTCTACTTTATAGCCTTCGGCTTTCAGGTCGTCGGCCACCATGGCAAACGACGGCGATGTGGGGGCATGGTAAAACTGCAGCGCGCGGGTGGCCCAGTTTGGCAGGTCTTTGCCCCTGCCCCGGTGTGCTGGTAACAGCCCTTCCAGGCCATTGGCCTTGTACGCCTTTACCCAGTTAAACAGGGTTGCACGGCTGGGCACCTTATTAACGGTAATAATGGCTTGCGATAGAGCAGGCGTAACCAGTCCGCTTTCCAGGTTTTGTTTAAACCTTACAAATGCCGCATCTATGGCAGTGCCAGCGCTGAGCAGGTGTTTAACTATGGTTTGCCTGGCCATTGCAGTACTGCGGGCCTTATCGCTGGCCTGTTGCCAGGTGGGCGCAGCCACTTTGGCAGGAAGGTTATTAAATTTGATCACAGCAGGATGCATTACTTATCTCCTTTCGTGCTTAATCGGAATGATTCCAGCAGGCGCTCGCGCTCGGTATCGACGTATTGCCACTCGGCATCGTCAAACCTGGGCAGGTTGTCGATGCCCTGTACATACTCGCCAAACTCCATGTGTAGCTGGCTGAGCATGGTGCCTATCTGGGTGTAAATACTGGCGTAGGCGTGGTGTACCACCTGGGCGGCGGCAATGCGCGATGGCAAGTCCAGCGTGCGCAGCTCGCACAGCTGAGTAACCCCCATTTGCGCCTGCTGGAGTGCGTCGTTTAATAATTCGGTATGGCAGATGGCGTCTTTGCGTATCTCGCTCAAAAATATGGGCATATCAAACCGGCTGGTCGGCGTTTTGCGCAGTCGCTCCTGCTCCAGTTCGTTGATCAGCTCGGCTTGCGAGTCTTCGAGTTCAGACTTTTTCTCCAGCAGTTCGGCTACTTGCTCGCGGATGTTCTTGCTGGCTGTTTCAGCTAATACTTCGTAGTCTTCATCGTCCAGCTCTTTGAGCGTTTCAATGGGAACTTTGGTGAGTTCGGTCAGCTGCTTTTGAGACATGTTCAAAATGGACACCGTGTCCATTTTGCTTTTTGGTAACTGTTTTAGCATTTTTGCTACAGCCATTACCCTTGTAGCTGTGCGTCTGTGTATGCCGCGCTCAATTAACATTTGAGAAAACTGTCCATGTTTTAACTGTGCTTTGACATGCAATAAAATGAAGCCCATTTCTGCTGCGTCGCTAAATTGTCGATTTGCCAGAAATGTCGCCCGGTCCATGCACTCGTCAATACTATTAGGCATTACTATATTGAGTGGCGCAGTTTGGCTTTCTATCTGGTGTTGCAGTTCATCAGCTGATTCTTCACCAACGATTGCAGCGAGTTCAGTTGTCATAGCAACCTCGAAATTTGGGCAGATCTTGGTCTTTGATAGGCATTGTCATAGCTCCGGGATTAGTTAGGACTTAGGCGAGAGTTGTTCTAGCAGTCGCTGCTTATGCTTTTGTAATTGCGAGATTTCAATGTCGGCCTGCGCTACATCTTGCATCATTAGCTCGCGCTGGTTTACAGCCTTATACATAATCGGCTCAACAAGAATGTTTAGCGGCTCAATGCTTTTTAGCGCCCACAATAGCGCTGGTAGGTATTGAATGGGCATATTTGTCGACTGGCTTGGGGCAAACCAGCGATTCAAGTTACCTTCATTTACCTCAACTTCATGTGCTTGCAGTGCGCGATTCATTCTGTCTGCAAGGCCTGCGCGAGTGAAGCCGCTTCTGCGCATACACGCGTTTACAGCATGTGAGAAAGCTGCCAACACTTCACAATCGGGTGGCGTTTGACTTTCAAAAATGTTGTTTTCTAGTTTAGAGTCGTAATTTTCCACGTGAAAATCTCCTGCTATTTAATGTGGTGCTCGTTCTACATATGATCCATTCTTGGTACTGGGACCGGCTTACCTTGTTTAATTGCATCTGCAATTTGTTGCCGTCTGATTTCCCGATTTTTTGGACCTCGCTTTTTTCTTGTTGTGTATTTGTCACCAAACACGCTAGTAAGGGTTTTTCCGAGGGACAGACAAATTGCTGTAGCTATGTGCTTAGAGGTCGAGTTGCCAGCAGCAACGTTGTATACATGTGAAACTGAGCAGCCTTTTGCGGCAGCAATATCTGAAAACTGGACGTCATTTGCTGATAAGCCGCTGCTGATGTCTTCGATAGACATATGTTCAAATTTTTTTTCTTGGTCAGTCATGATAGATTTACCTTTATGCTTAAATTGTTTCGCTAAAATTATTTTGCACTTAGTGTTTTTTCAAGTTAGCGCTAAATAAATATAGCGTCAAGTTTAATTTTTATTTTTTATGCTAAATAAATTAGGTGTTGACAGCTAAAAATGTTTACCGATAGTATGGCGGTGTCTGAGATAGGTGATGTGATCTCAAAGCTGCAAAAGAAATTTGGTGTGAGTAGTGATCGGGCTTTGTCAGAAGAGCTTGGGCTCTCTCATAGTGGGATAGCTATGGCAAGAAAGAAAGAGACGCTTCCATACGCAGCTATAGTTTTAGCTTGCATCAAAAAGGGTGTCTCTCTTGATGAGATCTTTGAGATTGAGAGTAAAAGCAAATCAAATGACGCTACTTTCAATGACAAAAAACCAACTGTGGAATCCAGCGGTAGTGTTAGAAATAGTACCGAAGATGCATTGGCCGCATTGGCCTTAGTTGAAGAAATAATGGATGATTTGTTGGAACCAAAACACCTTGACGCGGAGCGTGAACTCATAATTCGTAATAAGTTACGGCCAATGTTAATTGAAAAAGCATTTGAGCATAACTTTAACGAAATCATGGTTAAAACCATTGCTGAGGGAGCGCTTTATATGGCCTACTGAAGGATAAATAATATGAAAATTAGAATTGCCCCACTAGCTCTGCTCCTTGGAATGCTGTCTTCATCGGCAGTTGCTCTTGAACCTTTGCCTGACAGAGCGCAAGTTCAGCGGATGAATGCTGACCTGTTGTTGCCAGATGGCAGCACACTCAATGTAGATGTGTCGTTTGACTGTGGCAGCGACTACAAAAACACAGCCGTTATGGTTATGAGTAATTCAGGCGCCCAATTAATCGCAGCTGCTTATACTCACTTGTATGGTGAAAGTGCTGGTCAATCCGTTATGGAGGCCTGGGAAAACAAGCAAAATGCGTCAGACCCTAGAAAACCTACCTACCTATTTATTCTTGCTCCCCGAGAGCAAAACTTCGATTGGCAAAAACGCCAGCAAAACAAATTTAACAAAATGGTTTCACGTGTTAGTATTAATGAAACGAGTGTTGTTAATTTTGAAATGGATTCTGTTTCTTCATTCCCTCCAGTGGTGCTAGCTGGATGCGGTGTACGAAACCACAACCCGCAAGAAGTCGAATAATTAGGGCCAAGGGGTGGCTATGACCTCCCCTTATAAAAAGGAATTCTTAGCTATGTTTGCAGCAAGGATTACATTACTGGCGTTAGCTTTGCACGGTGGAGCAGCAGCCTTAGAGGTTGAGCATCTTAGCAGTGTTGCTCAGGACAGCCGTGATTACGTTTATTTCCCGTCACATGAAGGGCTGCTCAGATATGATGGCGAACACCTTCTAAATTTGAGTCACTTCTCAGCGTTGCCCTCTGGTCTTGCAAGAGATATTGAGATCAGCGATACGGATGTAGCGTATGTTTTATATAACTCCGGTGCTGTATGGTCAATTGATCTTAGGAGCCTTGAAGCTCGATCATTTGCTGAAACATCAGCAACGAATATAGCCATTACCCATGAAAGTCTATTCACTCAGGAAGCTAACCGTGTTCTTGAGTATAAGTTGAGCACAGGTAAGTATGCGATCCGACTATCGGGGAAAACTGAGGTTATAGATTTGGAATCTGGATATGGTCATGTCTTTGCGCTAGCAAGTGATGGCCTCTATCAGTTTCAAAAGGGTATGAGTACAAATGTCGTGGCACAAACAGTCAAAGTCGGCGACATTGATGTAACACCACACGGAGTTGTGTATTTTGCTAATGATCATCTCGGCTACTACTCGAATTTACAGGGCACTACGCTTACCAATGACTCGATAAAGCGCGCTGAGAACCTTACATACGTAGCACCTTACTTTGTTTATTACACGGATGGTGACAGTGTGAATGAAGTATCGTTAACTACGTTGGAACAAACTCGTGAGCAAGTAAACTCTACCAGAAAGACTTACCTCTCCATGTTTGCTGATAGCAAGCAACAGCTTTGGGGTCTAAACATTAACGAATTTGGTATTGTGGAGGGCAACAGCCGTGTTAGTAATTTTACTGTTGGCTCACCCTACAACATTTTGGAGCGTGTAAACGGCTCATGGTGGGTAGGGACAACGAAAGGAGTATACAAGGATGGACAGCCAGTTGAGTGGCTCAATGAGCAGATAGGCAAGGATTTTGAAGTCACTGCGTTTTCTACTTTTGCAGGGTACCTGATCGTATCTACGAACGATGGTGCGTACTCTGTTGACGTAACCAAGCGTGCCGTTAAACCGATTTTTAACGGCTATGTTATCAACTCGACTGTAATCAACGAGCAGCTTTACCTGGCAACGGATGAAAGCGGAATTGTCCGCTTTAACTCAAAGTTGGAATATGATGATTTTCATATTATCAACTCAATGTTGATCAGTAACGAGATATTGAATGTAACAGAGATTAATAGTCACCTGTATATTAGCACAGCAGCCGGATTGGTCAGGGCCAGTGAGCCAAATTCAGTTTTCCATGAATACCAAGGTCAATCTAAGGTAACTGATGTTGCAATGTTTAATAGTAATATCTATATGGCGACTTACGGTGACGGGCTTTATAGAAAAGATGGCGACGACTGGATTAAAGTTCCTTCTCCCAAATACATCAAAGAGATTGTAGAGTCTCAGAACAAAATATATTTGCTGACAAACAACGGTATTCATTTTTTGGACGCCGATAAATCAGCGACTCAGCTAATACGCGAAACTCAAGATCATGCTTTCATGATCGGCAGTATGCGTATAGTGGGTGAGCGTATCTATGCTGTTAGCGATAGTGCATTTCTGGAGATTTCAAATTCTAGCGAATTTGAATTGGACGCTCCAATCGTGAGTTATGTGAAATCAGCTAACGGGGTCTCACTGGGTAATACGAGTTTGACATTAGATCAAGACGGTTGGCTCGATATTGCGGTCTCAAATTTACAATATGCGTATAATGATCGGGTTAAATATGAGTATCGTTTCAATGGTGGTGATTGGCTGTCTTTACACAGCCCAATGCTACAGTTGAACGAGTTGGCTCCTGACCGCTATGTAGTTGAGTTCAGGCAGCGGCTCGGGGAGGCTTGGAGCGAGTCAGTAACCTATCAGTTTGAGATTACGTCTGCTTGGTACAACTCCCCTACAGCAATTACCGCTTACATAGCATTTGTTGTGGCTGTTTTACTTGTTGCTGGTCTTTATGTTCATTTTTGGATTCAATCGTTTCACAGGGTCTATCGTCAAAACCGTGAAAAGTTACAGCGCAGCAACCTTACTCATGCGGCTATGTTAGCTGAGCAAGCTAGAGTTCTTTGCTCTGGTGACGACACCATGTTAACTGAGGGGTTGGTTAAATTAGATAAAGTGCTAGAGCTGCTTGAACCGATTGCGCACAATGGTCCGTATCTGGGCGATCAAAAACTTAAGTCGGGTTTAGACTTACTCCAAGTGCAGTCAAATCTACAGGCAAAGATTAAAGTTCATTTTGACGTAACGTTGGGTCGTCTAAAAATGGATAAGGAATTGGAGAAAGACGTTTACTCTGTGGTATATCACGCGCTGCACAATGCAGTACTCCACTCCGAAGGTACATTTGTGAAAGTTAATATTCATAAGCTCAAAAGCCAACTTGAAGTATGCATAGAAGATGATGGAGTAGGGATCCCTTTAAGGTCGCGCCTGCATTTTGGTGAAGGCCTGTACACAATGAGAGATATAGCCAAAGCATTTCACACCAAGTTGCGTATTAAGACAGGAAAGAAAGGAACGAGTATTTCGATGATGTTCCCACTCATAGAACCAGAGCGCCCAACCAAAGATGAAATCCAGCGAGATATGCTTGAGAAGATGTAAAAGGAGATTAGCTTATGGCGATGCCTATATCTAGAGTTTACGTTTACAATACAACGTGGGAAGGCTTTGTTAGCCGAAAGGCAGATTTGTTTAATGAGATATTCAAGTATACAGACCTTACACGAAAAAACACTATTAATGACCTAAAGTCCAAAAATTGGAATTACAACCCTATTAAAGGGGTAAACAAGAACGACAAATTAGAAGTTCTATTAAAAGATAAACTAATTGTGATCACGTTAAGTCCAGAGATTGAGAGGAAGCATTTTGGAGCTTACTTTAGCAAACTGAGTTCTGCTAAAGGAAAAAAGAAAGCTCACCTTACCCTTTTTGTAGTTAAGAATGAAAAATATTTAGAAGATGGTGTCGAATTTATGCAAGGGTATGCGCTAAATAAAGGAGCAATCGAAGAAGATACTGCATTGGTTGTTTGTTCACACCATCATTCAGGCAACCCTGAAGTGATTGATTTGGCTTTAGCGAAAAAATCTCGACAAAACTCTTTAGATTATGAAGAACTCACAGCTGATACAATACACTTCAAGAAGGAGTATTTCCAAGCTGGCAAAATTATTTTGTCCCACTTTCAGGAAGTTCTCAGCAATAATTTTCCCGAACACCACTTTAATGTAGATATTACGCTCGGGAAAAATTCAATAGGTATGACTATAAAATTCACGCCAGGCATGAGAAAACTAATTACACAATTACTCAGGGACTATGCGTGTGTAGTAACAGAGCAACAATCTAGCCATACGATTGCTAAGACAGAGCAAGAGCAGTTTGAACTAGAGAACGTAATCAACTTGGCGGCATTGTCTGTTGAAAGGAACCTAGCGCTTAAACAACAAGAAGTGTTTGATGAATTGGAACAAATTAAAATTCAAAATAAAAAGTCAAATCACTTACTAAAAGATTTATTCGCCAAAGTAAGAGACGTAAACGAAAATGTTGAGATTACACAAGAGTTGCAGGCTGACTTGCTTGTGTTAAGTGAACAGGGTTTTGAGGCTGTCCTAGATAGAATTGGATGTAATGAACCCGAAATAATCGAACTTGTAGAGCGATTGGACGAATTAATTAAGTGTGCAAATCTTGATGCCAAGAGCTTTTACGAAACCGCAAGAGATTTGAAGGCGCGCTCCACACTGGCGTTTACTAGCTTCAAAGAGTACGCGCTTAGCACCTATGTTGGTGTAGCTGGAAATCAGGCCTTTGCCATTCTTAATCAAATCATTTGACATAGTTGTCGTATTGCAATGAAAATCCGAGTTGCAGGTCATATTTTACCTACTCTCTCTGAGAGAATTCGAATACTCTAGTTGTGAATGTAAGCAAATAATCATGAGGAAATTATATGAGTACACTCTGCGACTATTTAGGGCTACCTAAACACTTGTTTGATTCGTTAGATATCGAAATTGAGGAAAACTGGGGTAACTCAGATCAGATGCTTTATAACTATTATTTTTATGTAAAGAAAGGTACACCACAGGAAATCTTAAATCTTAAATGCTGGGAAGTCGGTGACATGGTAGAGATACCGGTCGATGTTTTTGCTGACGAAGAACCTGACTTTTAATCTACTATTCTCGGGCCCAAGTAGCCCGCTTTGAATTGCGCTACCTGGACCTATGCGTAAATCCCATCTCCTGAATTACACCCAAAATACAAAAGCGCTCAGACGCGCCCTGAGCGCCGCTGTGATAATTTTGCTGTGGGTAGAGTTGCATTAAAACCGTTTAAACTGTTTCAGGCGTTTTTAAACCGGTTTTAAACTGGGTTTAAACTCATGTTTGAGGTGGTGGGTGTTGCGGGTGGTAAAAAGCGTAGTAAAAGTTACAATTACGCTTTCATAAAGACAAAGTGGTTATAAGACAAAAAAAGCCGCTGATACAGCGGCTTTGTGATGTAGTCATTCTACTTGCAGTGCGTGCAGTTAGGAATGACCAAACAGCGCTTACCTTTCTTGGGATAAATAGTTTTGCCATTTTTAACCACATGGGTAACAAAACTAATCTCACAAGATTGTTTGCACTTTGGACAGTACCCAGTAGCCATACTGAATCCTCCACAAAGTTGTGAGGCGCAGCGCATAATTTAACTTGAAAAAGTTATTATTAAAGTCTAATATCAATGTCGCCAAACAAGTGATTTAAACCTTTGCTATGCCTCAGGTTGAAATTACCCTTTACTATTAAAGTAAAGGAACCCTTGTGAACCCTACTCCGTTTGGATAGGGTTTTCACATATAAAAATCAAGTGATAACTGACTAGTCTCATATCCCATGATTTCCAAAATCTTTTCGGCAAATGAATCTGCCTGCCACTCGGCATCCTCTTCTTTGCACACATCGTCATTGTCTGTGTGATGTAGAAGAGCTTTGTGACTAAGTGACATATGCCCTAATTCATGCAGCATAACTGCTAAAGCATCTCTATCCCCACCACAAGCGTTTAAATATATTGACTGAGGTACAGATATTACAGCTTTATTTGGGTCATAATGTCCTTTAGTCACAAAGAGCCATTCAGTATCATCAATAACTTGAAGGGTTACCCCTATCTCTGATAGCTGTTCAAAACATTTATCGAGCTTTCGTTTATTTCTTTTGTTAAAGCCAAAATATTTGGCAACTATCACAGCTACGCTATTGATTCGACTGAGAGGCATTGGTGCAACGCGATTTCCTCTCAGTCGGTAACTTTCAGGCATACTCTACTCCTAGCCGTTTTGATTAATCGTTTCTAAAAAATCAGCAAATCGTTTAAGCTCATCAGGAGTAAACGAAGAGTTAGCAAAACCAGCTACTAGCATTTGTTGCTGTTGTGATAGTCCTGATAAGGACACACTTTTGTTTGCAACGTCAGCCAGAGTAGATAGGTTTTCTATTTTAATTCCTTCTTCTTGAAAGAAATCTTCGATCTTACTCACCCATTCCTTAGACACTTTTTTACTTCCAGTTTCCAGGCCGCTTAAAAAAGCTGCTGATGTACCAAGTTCTTCAGCCATCGTTTTCAACGTATGTCCTACGTCTATTCGTGCCTTACGAACTGCTTTTCCGAAATCTGTTAGTGACATGCTTAATTGCTCCATTAGACCCGGTTAGTTATTTGGGTCAGGTTAAATATAATAAATACCGGGAAATAATTCAACCGATTTAGTTAATTTATTTTCATTTTTTATGAAGGCTTGGTTTAAGTTACTGTTTTATATTAGAAATCAACTTAAGCAAATCTGTTCTTATTCTCCATCTATTACGCTATTCAGGTTAATTGAAAACACCGGTGTGTCTTTTTTGTTGGGTTTGACGTTGTCCAGGATAGTGCGCAGCAGGTTGTAGGTTTTAGGTGCTTTCGTGCCTTTGCTCCAGTTGTAACCCGCCTCGTCCAGGAACGTTTGCTCTATGTCGTTCCACTTTGGCAGGAGTGCGTCCCAGTACGCGCTGGAGCCTGCCAGTTTATGCAGCTGGGACTTATCGCCGTTGAACACCTCCTGGAGCATGACCAGGCAGCGGTTAAAGTCGCCCGGATCTGACGGGTGGCTGACGCGCTTTTTGTTGTAACCGAGTAGTTTAAACCCCATGTATTCGCTGCTGTAACCTGTTCGGCCTGTTGCCAGCCAGTTTAAAAAACGCTGTTCTGTATTCATTATTTATCCTCAGGGTTGATCATTTTTGATTGCCTGAGTAGTCTATTTAAAGCCGCTAACCCGTTTAGCTGTAAAGTGTTTTACACCTAATTTAACCCCTCTCCCCCGCTAACATCAGCTCATATCATTAACCGTGAGTGAGCACGATGGCTGACAAAGCAACAACCAAAAACACTGAGTTTGACTGGTTCGAAATCTTTCGGGCTGGTACGCATACCGATTCATCCGGGCAGACCCAGGAATTTACTGAGGCTGACCTTAATTCTGTTGTTACCAACTTTACCCCCAAGACCAGCCCGCTGGTGATTGGCCACCCAGATATGAACGCCCCGGCATGGGGCTGGACCAGCGAACTGAAAGTAGAAAACGGTGCGCTGTTTGCCCGCGCCGAGGATGTGGCCGTTGAATTTGCAGAGGCGGTAGAAGGCAAACGCTATCCCAACCGCAGTGTACGCCTGGAAGGCAAAGCCGGTGACTACACACTCGGCCATATTGGCTACCTGGGTGGTAAACCTCCTGCTGTTGCTGGTATGCCGTGGCAGTTTAACGGCGATGAACCTGGCGTTGTTTTTGAGTTTGCGGCCAGTGATGCAGAGGAGCGCGCAGACGACGTTGCACTGCAGGCCGCCCGCACACTCACCAGCTTTATGGGCAATCTGCGCGAATGGTTTATAGAGCAGTACGGTGTAGAGACTGCTGACCGCGTTATGCCCAACTGGGACGCGGACTGGCTGAAACGCCAAACCGCCATTGCCGACCACGAAATAGACAAAGAACGCTATGGCGACCACCGCTTTAGCGCCCCCCCAACTAAAACAGAGGAAACCCAAGTGAGTGAACCGACTGATCAAGAGAAGGCATTGCAGGCCAAGCTGGACGCAGCCGAACAGCAAAATGCGAAACTGCAGTTTAACCAGCGAAAAATTGCAGCGCAGACATTTATTGACACAGAAGTTAACGGCGGCAAAGCGCCACGCGTTACCAGCACAGACGGCCTGGCCGATTTTATGGCAAACCTGGAGGCTGGAGGCGATGCAACATTTGAGTTCGCCGCAGCAGATGGCTCTGGCACTAGCACGGTTAAACCGGCTGCATTTTTCAAAAACTTTTTAAAGTCCCTGCCTGAGCAAAACGGGCTGACAAAAGACTTCAGCAAGCACGACGGCCAGGAAGGCGACGGCGAGCTGACTGCTGAGCAGCTGGCAAGTAAGGCGTTGGAGTTCCAAAAATCGCAGTCAGATAACGGTATTACCATCAGCATTAGCGCGGCAATGGCGCATGTAAAACAGGAGTCCAACAATGGCTAGACCAGGATTAATTAAAAACTACATTGCAGACGGCATGCTGGGCAAATACCGCATTGCAGCAGTTTCAACCGGTGCTGATTTTACCGCTACGCAGGCCACTGGGGTTAGCAGCCCTATCCTGGGCCTGACAGAGCTTGGTAGCGACAACGAAGTACACCGCGTAGATGTCACCATGACTCAAACAGGCGAAGTGACCTATGGCGGTGATGTGATGCCGGGCGACCCGCTGGTGTCGGATGCTGAGGGCCGTGGCATCAAACTCGATATGAGCTTGTACGCCGAAGACAACGAGATTTGGGTATTGGGCACTGCGCTTGAAAGTGGCAAGCTTGGCACGGTGGGCAGTGCAACCATCTCTCCCTATTTAATTGTGAAGTAAGGATCTGTTATGAGTAACGGTTTACCATTTACCCCCAACACCGAACAAACCGCCATTGCGATTGCGTATCGCAACCACAAAATGATTGCTGACGATGTGTGCCCTCGTGTGCCGGTTGGTGCCGCAAAATTTGAGTACAGCGTGTTTGACTTAGCTGAACGCTTAACCGTGCCGGATACACTGATTGGCCGTAAGTCTGAGCCTAATCAGGTTGAGTTTACAAAATCAGAACAAACAGCCAAGACAGAAGATCATGGCCTGTCGGATGTTGTGCCAAACAACGATATAAAACAGGCACCGCCACACTATGACCCATTAAACCACGCCACCGAAGGGGTTACCGACTTGGTGATGTTGGCCCGCGAACTGCGAGTAGCCAAGCTGTATACCGACCCAGCCAACTATGCCCACAACCATGACCTGAGCGGGGCAGATTTTAAATACCTGGACGACCCCAATAACGATGTACTGCAATTTTTGCAGGAGTTGATGGACGACATGTTGGTCGCGCCCAATACCATGGTGTTGCAGCGTAAAACGGCAACCAAGCTGCGCTCTAACAAGCATGTGATCAAGGCGTACAACGGTAGCCTGGGCGACAGTGGTTTGGTGCCTATGGCATTTATCCAGGACACCCTCGGGATAGACAAAATACATATCGGCGAGGCGATGGTAAACGGCGCTAAAAAAGGCGAAAACCCCAAGTTTGAACGTGCCTGGGGGAATGCCCTGTCACTGACCTACATTGACCCGCTAGCTAGCACCAAAAACAACCGCATGACTTTTGCTATGACGGCCCAATATGGTGAGCGCGTGTCGTCACGCCGTGATGTGTCTGCAGGCCTTGATGGTGGTATTGAGGTGCTGGTCGGGGAGCGCGTGCGTGAGCTGGCTATCGCTAAAGAATACGGCATGTTGCTGACGAACCTGTTTACGCCAGCCTAACCCTGTTGGGGCTTCGGCCCCGCTACTTATCCCACTATATATAGGAGGTCTTATGTTTGTAGACCCATCACATGTATTAAACAGCATTGGGGTTAATCGGCTGTTGGAATTTGCCAATGGGCGCTTTGCGCTTGGTTATGACGCGCAGCAAGTCACTGAGGGCGACTTAAACCAGGCACTGACGGGCACGCCTGAAACCGATTTACAAACCACAGTTGCCAACTGGTTTAAAACCGCTGCTGCCAATGTGGACAACACCATTTTTGGTTATGTAGTGCGTTTTAACCTAACCGTGGCTGAGATTGATAGCTCGCCCCTGCGTGGTATTGCTGCGGAGCTGATGCGTTATGAGTTGTGTAATAACGACACTGACGAGAGCATTTTGGCTCGTCGAAAAAATGCCATGCAGGAGCTGGGCAAAATCGAATCTGGCGTTATCCAGGTAAAAGTGCCACCGCCTGCATCGCGCGGACCTGTGCGCACTGCGGCACCCGCCAGCGAGTTTAACTGGCCAGCGTATTAATCATTAAGTGGGGAGTATAAATATGTTTAATTTTATTAATAAGCTATTCGGGCTGGGTAATAAAAAACGATATACACGGCGCCGTACACATAACCGCAGACGGCAAGTATTCGATACTCAGACAGATGCATGGGTGTATGTTTGTTCTCTGGACATGACACACGACGAATACGAAGCGCTGGAAGACTTTGGAAGTTCGATCAGTGATTCATCACCTGTGTTTGGAGACTCGGGCATATCCGTTTTTGAACCGGACACTTCATCGAGCATGAGTTCTGGTTACTCTGGCGGCTCTGACGGAGGCTCCTGGGGTGGATCATCCGATAGCTCCAGTTCGTCAAGCTCCGGCGGATGGGACTAACCCATGGCGGGCGTGTATATCAATATAACCGGCGATGGCATTGAGGCATTGCAGGTGATTGAGCAGCGCAGTAAAGCGCCCGACGACATGCTGGACGATATAGGCGCATTCCTGGATATGGATGTAACCGAGCGCTTTTTAGATGAGCTGGCACCGGATGGCACCCGTTGGCAACAGTCGGAGGCCGCGCGAACCGGTCAAGGGCGCGACCCGGAGGTACCCGGGTTAACACTGACGGATAAACGCAACCTGGCGGGATCTATCACCCACAATGTTGATAAAGGCGTACTGGAGCATGGTTTGGGCGAGGACTATGCGGCCATACACCAGTTTGGTGGTAAAGCTGGTCGTAACCACAGTGTGACCCTGCCCGCACGGCCCATCATAGGCATAGAGCAATACCAGGCCGGGGAAGTGTTAGACATCGTCAGCGACTGGCTGGTTTAAAGGAGCTTTAAATGCAGTTTAATTTTGATTTAAACCAGATTGAGGCCGCTTTAAAACGCGCCGGGTTCACAACCCATTATGCCGCCGATTTTAACGAGGCCCGCCGTAAACCTGTGCAACACACGCTGTTTTGTGTGCTGCCGCTCGATGAGGACTACGAACTGGCCAGCAGCATTAACGGCCAGGACGAGTACCAGGTAACTGAGATTTTTGCGGTGATGATCATTGTGCCTTGTCGTGCGGCGAACCGCAGTACAGATGCGGAGGTACGCAAAGCGCGTGAGCAGGTTAAACAGACACTGGGCGGGCTGACCATACCGCCCTACGAGCCCATAAAACTACACCGGGGCCGCATTGTGGAGTTTAACCCGGACACCAAAAACCTGATTTACCAGTGCCAATTCAGTGTAAGTGGGCTGGTAACTGTAAACACAAAGGTGATGTAAATGACAGACAAAAAACGGCAACCAAGTGCTAAGCAAACACCCCTAACCCCGGCAGCGATTGCCGCCCAGGTGCAGGCCGCACTGGCACAAAAACGACGTAACCGCAGCCAGGCCAAAGGCTGCCTGGTGCTCGACGGCGACAAACTATCGGAGGCTAAAGTATGAGCTGGCGATTTAAAGACAAAATACTGCTGGCCGCCAGTGCCGGTACCACGCTGCTGGGCAGCCATGCGGTGTATGCGTCTGATGTGGAGTTTAGCATCGAGACCGAAACCGAGGCCGACGAACTGGAACGCGCGCACTCGGGGGCAACCCTGGAAATATACTACGGCCAGCATGTATCCATTAATTTTAAAACCCCGTTGGCTGTGAGTGGCACACCAGGCAATGCCCCGGCCATCGGCCCGCTGCTGCTGGCCTGTGGCCTGGTGCAGGTATCGACCTCTACCGCAGTGACGTACACCAAAGGCGAGGCTACGGCCGCTAAATGCCTACTGCGGTTTGGTAATAACACCCATGAGATTGACCAGATGATGGGCAACATGAGCATTAGCCTGGAAAAAGGCCGCCCCATGATTAACTGGCAGTTTAAAGGGCTGTTTAGCCCACCGGTTGCATCGAGCGCGCCGCCAGAGGCCAACTGGTCAAACTGGGCTAAACCCAGCACCCTGGGCGCGACCAATAGCAGTGCGTTTAAACTGGACGGTGCCAGCCGCACGCTACATAAACTGACGGTTGATCTTGGTAATAACGTGATATTTGACCGGGCGATTAACCATGACGAGATCATGATCACCGGCCACGAGAGCACGGCTAATTTTACGGTATCCGCCGAAACCCTGGCACTGTTTAACCCGTTTAACGCGGTGGGAAATATCCAGACCTTTGAGTTTAACCACGGTAGCAGCGCAGGTTCCCGGGTAACCATTTTGGGCCGCTACCAGATGCCGGTACCAAAATACACCAACCTGGATAGCGAACTGACCGGCTACGAGTTTGACGGCAAACTGGTGCCCTCAAACGCGGGCTATGACGAACTAACGTTAGTATTTGAGTGATCTGATTATGAAATTGAAACTGCTAGAACAATTGAAAAATGCACAAATCGACATGCCCCTGGATTTTGAGTTTGGCGGGCTAGCCTTTAAATTCACCGCCCAGATAAAACTGATCACCCAGTCAGAAATCGACGAGATCACCAGTGGCAACCTGTCTGATGCTGATGTAGTACGTAAATTGCTGGTTGGCTGGACAGGCTTTACTTATGAGGGCGAAGACGCGCCCTACTCCGAGGGCGCAAAAGAGGAAATGCTGGCCTATGGTGCGCTGGCAGCTCGTTTATCGTCGGCCAGCATACAGGCGCAATACGCCGTACAGGAAAAAAACTAATTGATGTTGCCAGGTGGTTTGTGGGGGACCTGGCAACAACAACCAGCCAGACGGTAGCCGATGACCTGGCGCATTTTGGTGCGCCGGCTGAGCCACCCAAAGCGCAAACCGATTTAACTGTACTGCCCGATAACTGGGTGGCCGCTACTGCCCTCACCACTGCCGGTAGCCAGTGGCAGTTTTGTAAAGGCGGCGTAGAGGTAGCACTGGACTACGCCCGCGCCGACATTGCCTGGCGCTACGCTGGCCTGACACTCACCCCCACCGATTTTACCAAGCTCCAGCTGCTGGAGCGCACAGTTGTAGGACTGTTAAGGCGACCCGATGAAATCAAAACTGAAACTGGCGCTGCGCTTACATTACGACGGTAAGGCGGTAACCGACGGCACTAAAAAAAATATTGCGGATCTACAACGGATCCCTAAAGCGCTTGAGGCGCAACGTGGAGCTAATACCCGCCTATCTGAGGCGGTTGGCCAGGCGACTGCTGGCCAGACGGTTGCTATAGAGGCCATGCAACGGGGCAGCCAGGTTGCCATGCAGCAAAGCCTGGTTGCGCAAGGCGTTATTGCGGCTAATCGTGATGTGGCAACTACTGCCACGCAATCGGCAGCCAGCCAGGAAAAAGCAGCTAACAAGGCCAAGGCCCAAACTACCGCAGCGGCCAATCAGGCTGAGGTGGTACAGCAGGTAGCCACAAGCCAAAAGAGCGCTGCCGCTGCGCAAGGCCAAACCGGCCAGGCCATTAAAAAAACCACCGACGAAACACGCAAACAAACCAACGCCAACCAGAAAGTTGCCCAGTCGGACAACCTGGTTGCCATTGCGGCCAAGCGCCGTGCGGCCAGCCAGCAACAGGCAGCTCGCGTGCAGGAACTGCAGCGCAGCGCTACGCGCCGCCTGGTTGCAGCAAACCAGCAGTTAAGTGCCTCGCAGGCCAAAGTTGCCGCCTCTCATTCAGGTGCAACCCGACAGGTGTCTGCGTTAAATACCGGGTACTCTCATCTGGCCATTACCCTGTCGGGGTTGGTGGGGTTAGGGACTGGCGCGATGTTTGTGCGTGATACGGGCGCAGCGCAGTTACTGGATACGCGTCTGCAGGGGCTGACTGACACGGCGCAGGGTTACAATGCTGTGCAGCACTATCTGTTTAATGCAGCGGATCGGCTCAATACGCAGTACACCACCCTGGCCGATAGCTACAGCAAAATTCTCAACCTGCAGCAGGCCGGTGTGGTTACGCAGCGTGAGGGTGTGTCTATCCTGGAGGGGATGGCCAACGCGGCGGCTAAAACCGGTGCCAGCAATGTGCAGCTGGAGCAGTCGCTGTTTGGTATGACCCAGGGGATGACGGCGGGCGTTTTGCGCGCCGAGGAACTAAACCAGGTGACTGAACCCCTGCCCGGTCTATTGCAACGCCTGGATAAAGCGGCGGGTGTAGCTGCCGGAGGATTCCGGCAGATGGTAAACGATGGCCGGGTAACCAGCCAGATGTTTAAAAAATACCTGATCACGGCGCTGGAGGACTACGCCGGAGCTGCTGAGGCGACTGAGGGTAAAATCAACGCCTCGTTTGCTGAGATGAGCAACGAGTATCAACGGCTGATCCGCCATTACGAGCAGCCGGTTAATTTTGCAGTAACCGGCGTTGTTGACCTGCTGCGCGATGGCATGCGTGAGCTGCGCGAAAACGCGGAGCTGGTAGACGGGCTAACAACTGCAGCAACGGGGTTGACGATTGTGTTGGGTGGTCATCTGGCAGCGGGTGCCGCCCGTGCCACGACCGCCTTTACGGCTCAGGTGGTTGCTAAACAACGTGCGTTAAGTGCCGATCTGGCGCTGGCAAAACAAAATCAGGCGTCTGCGGCCATTGAGCATCAGCGCTCGCTCCAGGCTAAAACCTATGCCGCGCATACACTCAACGTGGCCCGTACAGAGCAAATGCGCACCGCTGCCGTTGCCCGCCTGGCGGCTGCCAACCAGCGGGCCCTGGTAACACAGCAGGCACTGACCGCAGCCACCGCAAACTATACGGTTGCTGCTCGCAGCGCATCGGTTGCCGCTCGCGGCTTGAGCGCTGTAATGGGTGTGTTTGGTGGTCCGGTTGGCCTGGCGGTTACTGCGGGTTTAGGTGTGGCCTACTTTGCAATGCAGAGCGACAATGCGGCCCAAAGTAGCAAAACGCTCAAAACCAACCTGCTAAACCTCGCCGGGGCGTATGACTCGGTTAATAACATGACAGCTCGCAATGACATAGAGAGAGCGGGCAAACGGGCAGCTAACTATACGAAACTTATCGACCGCGCCTATACCAAACTCAAGCGCCTGCAGACGCTCCGGGATAATGCGGGCTCTGATCGCTCTAAATTTGTTTACCGTCAGCAGATTGAGCAAACTCAAAAGTACATTAATGAGCAGTCAAAGCTTCGCGACGAGCAGCTAAAGCTGGCAGCTGCAACCGCCAACACCAACAAAAACCTGGCGCAAAGCCCCTGGCAAACGGTCATCGAGGAGGCGCAACAAGCCGCAGCCGCCCTGCCCCAGAATATCCAGCAGCTGCAAACCAGCCTGCTGGATGAAGAAGGACGGCTGCAGGCCAGTTACGAAAAGCGCCGGGCAATGGTGATCACCGCCCGGGACAACGACCAGGCAAACAAAGCCAAATATAACGCCCTGCTGGCGCAGCTCGACGCTAAACACGCTGAGGATGTAAAGGCGATCACCACCCGGCGCGAAGCCGAGAAAACCCGCATACAGAATCAGGCGGAGGAAAAGCGGCGCAACGACCTGCGCACCGAACTGGAGAACCGCATAGCCCAGATGCGCGGGTTTAGTGGCCGCGAGGCACTGGCCGCCTACAACAATGAGCTGGCCGTGGAGCAAGCACGCCAGCAAGCCCGGGTGGATGCCAAACGCCGTGGCCAGCTTGGTCTGGCCGCCAATGATGAAATTGGCGAGCTAAAGCATAACACTGACAACGAGATTAGGGAGATTGAGCGCCAGCAGGAGCTACTGGCCGCGCAAGGTTTCCATAGCCAGCGAGAGGCGAACGAAGCGGCGCACCAGGAGCGTTTAATGCAGATCCGAACTCGCCATACCGGCGCGTTGCAATCGACAATCCTGGCATTCGCGAATTTTGAGAAACAAACACAGGCCGAAAAAGCCAATGCCGTTGTTGGCCTGGGTGCCAACATGTTTAAACAGCTGGCTGGACAAAGTAAAACCGCGTTTAAAGCTTACAAGGCGTTTGCTATATCGCAGGCATTGATCAACACCTATCAGGCAGCAACCGGCGCTTATACAGCTTTGGCACCTATCCCTATCGTGGGCCCTGCACTGGGTGTGGCTGCAGCCGCCGCTGCTGTGTTATCTGGCCTGCAGCAGGTTAGACAGATAAAGGCTCAACAACCGGCAGGTATTGCGCATGGTGGTCTGGACTATGTGCCCAACGAGAGCACCTATCTGCTACAGCGTGGTGAGCGCGTCCTGTCACCTAAACAAAACATAGAGATCAGCGCCATGGCCCGCCACTATAACGCAGGTGGCCAAAGTGGTGGCCAGGGCAATATCAGTTTTGCCATTACCAATCAGATCACCGTCCAGGCCGCGCAAAATGACGCTAAAGGCGAACTGGTTGCCCAAAACATTGCCAGCCGCATTGAGGCTGTTGTGATAGCCAATGTCCGTTCCAATGGCAGTATTATTCGGGCGATTAAAGCGGCCTAGCGTAGCTTGCGAGCCCGCGCCAGGTCAATAACAACACCTGGTGCCTTTTCTGGTGGTGTGTAGTCTTTATCCTCAACCGGATAGCCCGTTGCGTCCAGGGCCAGATACACACCGTCATCACACCACACACCAACATAATGCCCCTTTAGGTCTACCCAGCCACTTAGCCCGGTCTTATCGCCGGTGATGCCTGTCACATCGTGCATTGTTACACGCTCAAAATGATATGCACGCAGCTCACTGGTAAACCCTCGAAACGCTAGATAGTGTTCCTGGTCATCCAGATCACTACACCGAACACGACCCCGATTGACGCATTTTGTGTTGCGCAGCAGCCCTCCTGTCGTGAGCAGGATGTGACCATAGTTGTGTTTGTAGCGGATGACTGGCATGTGGATACGGATACTGTTTAAATATACAGCTATGGTATCAGGATACATGCGTTAGAGCTAACATCATTAGAATGTCATGAACAATGGAATAGCAATTTATTTGGGAGATCAACGGATAAATAATTGATATGATTGCGCTAGTTAGATAGAAGGAAATTCTATGATTAATTTTGAACAATTTTTAGTTTTACTAGCCACACTGCTGTTTTGGAATACTTTAGGTATGGCGATCACTGTTGTCTGTCGATTTGCTGAAAAGGCACCTACATTCTACTCTGATGCCAAAGCCTCATTGGAAAAAATGGCGGAGTTCTACTCAAACACCCTAGCCTCCTTTAAAGGAAAAAAAACTATTTTAGTTATAGTTTCAATCCTAGTTATGTCTGCAAGTTGGATTTTTTTCGTTTTCTTTGATAGATACGATTACAGCCCTAATACAACGGGTTTGAAAGATTGGGTCGATGTTGCAGTTTATTTTAACAACATACTCTCACCACTTTTTCTCTTGCTTACCATCATTTTGCTTTTGATGACCTGGAGCACTAACAGGAAGGAGCTTAAGGCTATGACTGAGTTCCAGGATAGGCAGTTGCTGCATAGTCAGGTTGCGGACTTTTGTGCAGATTCACTTACTCACTATGAAAGGCTTGCTAGTGGTGTATCAATCAAAACGCTTAGGCAAAGTGTTGATGATTTCAATCTAGTCAGTAAAAAAGATAGTATTTTGATATACGTAGGAGGCTTAACAAGCGAACAAGAAAAAACCCAAAAAAGCCTCTTGGAAGTTATTACAAAGTTTGAAAGTGACAAGTTTGCCCACCCAATAATCGTAACTCTTTACTTTGCCTGTTACTGCAAGCGTCAATCCGTGGTGCCAAAGGAAGTCGATAGTTTGTACTTTTTCATCTGCTATTGCATATTGAAGGAACATCAAATTTTCAAACAAGTACTACCGGACGTTAAGTATCTCAAACTTTTGTGTGAGTCAGCAAAAAAATACGATGAGAAATACTTGGATATATACAATATAGTGTCGTTTAAGTTGGGCTCAGACTACTTAATATTTATCTTTATCTGTGTTCTTTTTGAAGAAAGCGATCCTAGCCAAAAAGAATTGCTTGAGTTTTTAAAAAGTGTTTTCAGGTACAACAATGTGGAAATAGGTGACTTAGAAAGCTATATCGTGTCGAAACTGTGATGTAAAACGTTTTACACCTAAAACCCAGCTCCATAATTTTTACACTCGCTCCCACAGTAACCGACGAGCGATGAAAAACTATGGAGCAATTGCCCCTACCAAAGCCCCCAAAATCCTGCGTATTCCGGCTGGTACCTAACAGCCAGGTGCATGTCAGCAAAGCCAATAATGCCAGTGAGGTTTACGACCTGGAAGGCGCGTACTGGGAATTTGAACTCGAACTAACCAACGTCCGTGAGGGTGATGCGCTCGCCCTCGATGCGTTCCTGGCTAAACTCCGTGGCCAGGTGGGCAAGTTTGCCCTGCACGATTATCGCCGCCCGCAAACTAATCTAACCGCCGCCGGATTTGTCAATGGCAGCAACCAGGATGGCAATGTACTCAACGTACGTGGGATGCCTGTTAACCAAACCTATGCCCCTGCCGGAAGCCGTATCCAGATTGGACTGGGCGAGACTGCTGAACTCAAAGTGCTGACCGAGGATGTAGTGGTTAACAGCCACGGCCATGCACAGCTGGTATTTGAGTCCCCTGTCCGCTCTATTCCTGGTGATTCCTCGCCTGTTTATTTTAACAAGCCCTATGGCGTGTTCCGCCTGGCCGATAACAAGCAAGGGCTCGCCGAGGCCCAGTTAAAAGATGGCCTGGTCACATCATGGAAAATCAAGGGCCGGGAGGCTTTCTAGCATGGAGGCGCTTAATTTAAGCCTGGTTCAGGACCTGGCAAACGGCCGTCCCCGCTATTTTGTGCGAATGGCTTTTGAAAGCGGTGAATTGCTGTTGCACACGGGTGTGGGCGAGCGTCGGTTCCTTGAACGCACTTGGCATGGTCTCGGGATGCTGGGCCAGGTGGGTGAGCTGCCCGCCAGCGACAAAAACAACAGTGCGCGTATCAGCCTGACATTACACACCCAAAGCGACACCGTGCTGGCCGAAGTGGCAGTCAACGACCCGATTGGCGTGGGGGTTGAGATTTACCTGGTCACGGTGGATGCGCATTACCGTGTCTCCCAATACCAAATGCTTGAAAGCGGCTACATCGTAAGCTGCGATGTTGAGCGCGGCAGTGTCAGCAAGGTGCAGTTGCAGGTGGCTGGTGAGGCTGAGCGCTGGAAACAGGCCCGGCTCAACCAGCGTTGGAATGACGCCACCCAAAAGGCCCTGCACCCAGAGGACGAGTTTTTCAGTGAAATTGTTGCTGCGACCGCGACATACCTACCAGACACCCAACCGGGAAAATACATAGGACCAGATGATTTTGAATATGAACCTTGATTTGCAGGACTACCTGGACCAATGCGCTGAGCGCGATTTTGCCTGGGGAGAGTTTGATTGCTGTTTGTTTGTGGCCAACTGGATATTGCGCCGCACGGGTATAGACCTGGCACGCGATTTCAAAGGCCATTACAAAACCGAGCTGGGCGCTAAGCGGCGTTTAAAAGCTCTTGGCTTTGATGGCATTGAAAGTGTGTTTAAAGCCCGTTTAAAGCCTGTTTTATCTAGCTACGCGCGCCGGGGCGATTTGGCCCTGGTGAATTACGGCGGCCAGCTGGTAGGCGGTATTGTTGGGCTCAACTGTGTGTACTGTGTAACACAAAACGGTACCACAGCGCTTGACCTATCAATGGTCCACAGCTGCTACAGTCTGGAGAGTGCGAATGTCTAAAGTGGTAGATGTAGTTGTTGACCCAATATTGGACCTCGGCGAGAAAATCTGGGACGAAACCGTTGGTGTTCTGCTGGACAAGTTAGATCCCGATCTCCCTCAGGAAGACATGGCCACGCTGGCCAAGGGTCTGCAAAAAGGCATTGACCAGCCACGCCGTATTACGTTCGGCCGCGACCGGGTTGGTGGTGTTATCGCGCACCAGGCAACGGTCGAACGCGATGAAAAAAAATGGGTGCAGCTAATTGTGCTCATTAACGGTGCTCCCATTGATACCCTCGAAGACATCTACATTGCTAACAAGCCGCTAAGCGATTACCCCGCAGACAGCTATAACTACTCCCTGAGTGATGGACGCCATGCAACGGCCAATAGCATGGCCGTGTCTAAGATGGCAGGCTGGACCAGCAAACACGTTGGTTTCGGTCAGGCTCACGTTTTCATTGAGCTGGAAAACAACCGGGAGGTGTTTCCGGACGGCATAAGTGATTGCGAGTTTCTCATTCGTGGTATACGCGTATGGGACCCGCGTGACAGTGGTCAGAACCCGGATGATGAAAGCACCTGGGCGTGGTCACAAAACGCGGTGCTGTGTGCCCTGCACTATGTACGGTTTTATGGTGCGCATCAGGTACCAATGCATACGATACCACTCAATTGGTGGATAGCCGCCGCGAACGTAGCGGACGAGGATACCGAGTACACCAATACTGATGGGAACACTGCAACAGAGCCGCGCTATACCTGCAATGGTACATTTCAATTTACAAGCCGCCCGAGCGAGGTGCTGAGCCAGCTGGAGCGCACGTTTGCCGGTAAAATATTCCGCCAAATGGGCCAGTGGTTTGTGCGCGTAGGTGCCTGGTATGGCAACCCCACTTATACCATCGGCCCTGATGATGTGATGGGCAATGTTAAAATCAAATGGCATGCGGATCTGCGCGACCGTGCTAACACGGTACGCGCTCAGTTTGTTGACCCAAACCAGCACTATGAGCGTACCGATGCGCCGCCCGTTGTGGCTGAGGGGTATGTTGCCAGAGATAATCAGCCGTTAGAGGCGTCAATCAGCCTGCCTTTTGTCCGTAGCGTAACGACCGCGCAGCGCCTGGCTAAAATCCATCTTGAGCAAACCCGCCTTGGGGTGATAGAGCTGCCGCTGCGCCACACTGCCCTGCGTGCAGCCGTTGGCCGAACAATATATGTAGATTTGCCCCGTGAGCACATCAGCAAAAAAATATACCGTGTTGTTGACCGCAAGTTCCGACTGACCGGTGGTATTACCCTGGTATGTATCGAGGATGGGCCCCTGTTGTGGGCGGACGACCTGGTACCCGGCGCGGTAGATATCACGCCTAACAGTGATTATGTGACTGGTAAGCCGGGGCCTGTTTTTGATGTCCGGGTTGAGGTGGACGGTGACGGCAATGGCGTAATTAAATGGGGCCACGCTACGCCCCTCGCAGTACATGAGTACGATGTTATTTTTTATGACGGTGATAACAGAGTTTATCGGGACGCTGTGACCTACACCCAGATCACCATCCCAAAACTAGCGCTCGGTACCTATACTGTACGGGTGTATGCCCGCAACATATTTGGCCAGCGCTCTACCTCTGTGGCTACACAGTTTAGTGTGCTGCAGCCAATCGCCCCGCTGGTGAGCGTTGAGGTGGATTATAACCAGGTAACGCTGACTGCTGCTCTCCCTGCTGTTGGTATAGGTACACAGTTCCAGTGGGAGTTTTTAGGCTCTGCCGAGAGCCCGGCCAGTGGCCAGCGGGTGTTTGCGCAGGTGTATAACCGCATCGGATTGCAACCAATCACCACCTATTTGTTTAGAGTGCGCTCAGTTAATCACCTGGGTAACAGTGACTGGGTTAATGTCAGTGCAACTACAACCACCGTTGACCTGACAGAGTTTATTAATGAGATACCGCTAAATAAACTCAGCCAGGAGGCGCAGGACCTGATAGCAGACATTAACCAACAGGTTGATAGGCTGCGCCCGGAGACCGATAACAACCTGCCCTCACTGGTGGCCAAAAACATAGACCAAATTCAGGTGCTGCAGGACGTTACCGCAATACTGGATGACTCTTTGGCCAATGGGCTGCCCAATCAAGTGCGCCTGGCCAACATCAAACTGGATGAGACAGCACTGGCGCTCACAGACATGCAGCGCGCGGTGTTTGACGTAACGGGTAACTATACGTCTTTCCGGCAGGAGTATGAGCGCCGGACACTGGCCAACGAGCGCCTGATAGACGCGATTGTGTACGTGGACCCGGACAATGGCACCATTGTTAACCGAGCCTATCAGTATACCGACAGCCAGTTTACCCTGGCCCAGGCGCATATTAATGGTGTTGATGCCCGGGTATCTTTTGAGGCACGGCGAATAACGCAAACACAGGACCAACTGACAGAGGCCACTGCACAGATAATGGTGCAGGCGGGGCTAATCAATCAGCGTGCTACTTACACAGAGGTAGATGCGCAAATTGCCGGAGCCATAGCAGCGTTAACCCCGGCCTACAGCTGGCAGTTTAACACCAGTGCTGAGGGGTTTACTGGCCATAGCAGCTATAACGCTCAGGGCTATCTGGTTTGTAGCACTAGCCTGTCCAGCCCGAGTATCGAGTACAGCGCCAACCAAAATCCGGTGTTCAGACTGCGTGTACGTAAGCATGCAAACGGCAGCTGGGTTGGCCGTGTCCATTTTGGCGGGGCGCAGCCTATCCCGTTGCCGGAGCCAACCAGTACCGACTGGGAGGTGGTCCAGGTAGATGCAACTGGCACAGCTGGGTATGTCGGTACCATAACGGGGCTGACCTTTGAGCTGGGTGCCTGTGATGTGGATTACATTGAGGTAGGTAAACGTGGTGCCAATGACCTTGCCCTGCGAGACGTAACGGCACGCACCACCACCATTGAGCAGGAGCTGGACGCCGGAACCGGCCGCATGGCCCAGTATGCAACCACGGCCTGGACCAGTGCCCAGGGCTACCAGACACAGAGCAATGTACAGGCTGCACTGGACTCATTTAACACCACGTATGGCATTAGTGCGGTGCTGCAGGCGCTGGACGACAACGATGTAATAGTAAAGGCCAATGCTGCTCAATCCTGGATAGACGGGGCCAACGCCACGATTAAAAACCAGGTCACACAACTACTCAATGAGGACGGTGGCGTTAACCAAAAACTGGCAACGGCTGAGCAGCAGCTGGATGCCATTGCCGGTGAGATAAGCCAAACCGTAACGCAAGTGCAAGGCCTGCAGCTTGACCTGGCAGATAAAACCCTCAATGAGGTGCTGAGCGAATACAACACCCTGCTACGCAACAACGAGCTGGCAGAGCTGGGGGTGACTCTGGCCCATGCTAACAGCAAGCTGAGCGCTGTAACCGACGAGGTGAGCGCGGTTGCAGAGCAAACCACGCAGCTCATTGCCATGCAAAATCAAAGTGCTGCGGGGGTAACAGCCCTGGGCCGCGCCTACGCCAATGAGCGCCAGGCAAGTGCTGAGCGTGAGCAGCGCTTACGGGCTGAGATAACCACCGAGAGCGGTAAAGCTGTAGCGCAGGCGATTGACTTTACCCGAGCTGTAACCGGCTACTGTGTTGATGCAGACGGCAACCCGGTAGACGAGCAGGTTGCTGTAGCCTGTGAGGCCGCTGGTCACACCTGGATAAATGGCCCGGTGGTTGAGCGCAGCATGATGCTGGCCACTGCCATGGTGGACGCCCGAGGCTATCAAACCAGCAACCAGGTGGCCACAGCCATTAATACATTTAATGGTGAGTATGGCATTACCGCTGCCCTGCAGACGCTGACCGACAACAATACCCTGGCAAAGGCCAACCATGCGTCAAGCTGGATTGCGGCCGCTGATGGTTACATCCGCGACCAAATTACCATCTATAACGCTGCCGACGGTGGCATTAATGACCAGTTTGCCCACGTTGACCAAACCCTGGACGCCATTGCCGGTGAGATAAGCCGTAACGTTGTACAAATCCAAGGCATGCAGCTGGCTGATCAGGCACAGAGCCTTAACGATGTAATAGCTGCCTATAACCAGCTGATGCAGGGTAATGACCTGGCACTGCATGACATAAAACTGGCACTGGCCCAGGATAAACTCTCGGCAGTGACCGACGAGCTAACATCGACGGCCAGTTATACCCTGGAGCTGGGTGCCCTGCACCACCAAAGCCAGGCGTACATTACCACCCTGGCCAGCGCCTTTGCCAATGAGGTGCGTGCGAGTGTGACACGTGACGAGCGCTTTGCGGCTTTTGTGGGTGATACACAGGCCGCATTTAGTGATGTGACTGAGGCTTTTGCCGAGGTCGATGCGGCAAACATTATACGAGACCAGGCATTTAGCGCCTTTGCTGCCAATACCGAGGCGGCATTTAAGGCAGTGACAGAGACACTGGCGAGCCAGGAACAGGCACTGGCCAGGCAGCGTACTGATCTGGTTGCCAAAATCGAACAAGACGATACCGCCACACTGGCCAGTGCGATCACCTATACCCGGGCAGCAGTTGGCTACTGTATTGATGGAGCTGGCAACATCACCAATGAGACGGATGCCGTACAGTGCGTAACGGATGGTCATAGCTGGGTAGACGGCCCGTTGGCTGAGTACATCCGCAATCTGGCGATCACTAATGAGGTTGGCCAGGCTGTCAGTATTGCCGACATTCGCCAAGCCTTTGAGACTCAGGGTGGCCAACTGATAGCGCGTGGCGGTTGGGTGATCAACAACCAGGGCCGCATAGTCTCTATTGCCGGTTATAACGATGGTGACGTGGGCAGTATTGACCTGTCTGCAGATGTTATCCGCCAGGGGGTGATGATTGGTGATACCTTTGTACCCACCTCATACGTGGATAATACAGACCCGGACAACCCGGTGCATGTATTCCGTGGACGGCTGGAGTTAGGCGACTATACGGTCAATTCTGTTGATGATATTCGGGCGCAGGACGGTGAGCGTGGACCGCAGGGGATCCCCGGAGAGCCTGGTGCCGATGGTAAAACGACCTATACCTGGATCAAATATGCAGAGGGGCCGACAGGTATTGGGATGAGCGACTATCCCAACGGGCGTGATTATATAGGGCTTGCTTACAACAAGCTTACGCCTTTGGAGTCGTCAAACCCGTCTGATTACACCTGGTCAAAAATCCGAGGTGAACGAGGAGCAACCGGGCAAAATGGCACTGATGGTGTGCCCGGTGAGCCAGGTGCCGATGGTAAAACAACGTACACCTGGATTGCGTATTCGGACTATGCTGATGGGCGCAATATGTATCAGGTGTCCAATGAGGATACCGCGTACATTGGTATAGCGGTCAATAAGACTACTGCTACAGAGTCTGACAACCCGGCTGACTACACCTGGTCACGGGTTCGCGGATACGATGGTCAAGATGGTCAACAGGGCCCAGCAGGTTCTAGAGGGGCTGGGCAATTTACGGTTGGTACTGAATCTGGTGTTTGGTCAGATGCCGTAGCCAATAGCGTATGCACCGGTGGTTCACCCGTTCAAAATGACGTTGTAACTATTTACAAAGTGTCTGCGCCCAAAACCCAAACCACAAAGTACTGGTCAGGCAGTAATTGGTTGGCATTTGCGCTCCACATACATGGTAGTGCTCTAATAGATGGGACAGTCATTGCGGACGCAATTGTTGCCGCAACGGGCACCATAGACAGCATCACAGCGGTATCTGGCAACGTTAAAATCAACAATAGCGGCATAGAGGCACGCCAAATATATTCCTACGCCCAGTTTGTAACAACACCTGGCCAAACCGCTGCAGACAACCCTGCTGCTGTAAGGATCAACGCTAACAGCGGCAATGTGGGTAATCTATTTATCTATAACAGCAACAGCTCAGGCTATGGTGCAACAATTTACACCAATGGCACATATGCGTTATATGCCAGTCGAGGTCTGATAGGCCCATTTACTGGTGGGCATGATGGATTGGTTGACAAATCAGTTCACCTGGAGCCTGGCGACCTGGTCCGGGACATTGACCTGGTCAATATTGCCGATCTGTCTAATGCCATCTGCACCATGGGCCCTACCACAAAAGCAAATGACAGAGCGGTACGCGGCGTGTTTATCACGCGGACTGCATTAACTAATCGTGTGGCTGCCCTTCGCGGATTTCGCGGGTTTGAGCGGTTTGTACAGTACCGCAGCACTCATGATTTGATCTCATTTAACGCCCTGGGCGAGGGCGTGCTCAACGTATGTGGCCAAGGAGGCGACATCGAGACTGGCGATTACCTCTGCAGCAGTGCGATACCAGGTAAAGCAATGCGCCAGGCCGACCAAGACTTCGAGCGCCCTTACACCATCGCACAGGCGCGCCACCCTATCACATTCACACATCCTGACCAGGTCAAACAGGCTGCGGTCATCTATCTACGAGGATAAGTACATGGCATGGTTTAATGCACAATCAGTTAATGCAACCAATGGATCTAATGTGATCCAGGTTGTCAGCGGCGAGAGTGTCGCAAACATACGCCCGGGGGATGGCCTGATCATTGGCTCATTCAACCCGGTTGAGGTCAATCGGGCCTACGCCACCAATCAGGGCCAGTACATAGAGTTGCTGGCACCCTGGGACAACGCCACCCAGTCGCAGGTTCCTGCGCTTGTTATGCCAACGAGCGGAGACTTTAACAGCGCCGTAACCGCCCTAAAAAATGCCAACACCATGGTTAACGACAACGTGCGTGCCATGGTTGACTGGCAAACAAAAATGGGGTCGGTGCAGTTTACCGATCTGGATGGTAATGTTCAGACAGTAAAAAGCCTGCGCCTGATGCAGAGCGAGGTGGATAGCGCCAACCCCTACCCCTGGGCTATGCGCAAATGCCAGATGGAGGCCATTAGACAGCAAAATTTGGAGCGTTATGCAGCGAGTGGCTGGGTACACTTCGGGACACACCGTCATGACAATGCTGGTTATGTTGCTATTAACGACGGGCTCTTTACAGAGACTACGGCCAAAAATATTCTCAATTTGGGCAGTGGCCTCGCAAATAGCGGGTCACCTAAAAAGGGGCGGTCATCAACTGATGAGCCTGTTCTTCATATGGCTGGTTTAATTGTACATTTGTCGTCGCTATCTGTATCAAACGCTGGGTATCAGGCTAATCGTATTAAATTGCCTCCTGCTGAGTCTGGCACTCGGACATACGAAAGTGCAACTGGCGTGTCTGTCACACACGCAACTGCAGCTATCGCATTTGCGTCGGAAACTGAGACTAATAAAGTTGTGACTGATCGCGTTGATATGTGGGGCTTCGAGCTGTATCTGCGTGAGATAAACGAGAGTGACCCTTTTGTGTATGCAAACGGATTAATACAGAGCCAGGCAACACATATACATGGTGTTCCAACTACAGCTGATACCGTGCGGGCCAGTAGTTATTTTGCGTGGTATGAGGCAGATGATTCTAGTCGAGGTAAAGGGGTTAACTGGCAATATGCCAGCGAGTCTCAAAGAATGGCGATTGCCAGTGACCCAGCCCACAACATCTATTTTGATGATTCTACGGGGAAGTTCTATCAATGGTGTGTTCGGGGGAGAAGTTTCGTGGGTTTAGGAAATGGAGACTGGGAATCGATAGATTCTACAAAAGACTATTTTAACTTCTCGTATGCAAGATCATCATCGATTCAACCTCAAGGTTTGCAAAATCAATCTACAGCGTTTCGAGATTCTAGCCTATTCAGCTTATATGTAGGTGGAGGAACAATCGCCAGAAGCGTTTCAGCCAAACCTTATCAACGCGGACTGTTTCAAGTTAGAACTTCTGCAGATGGAGCTAACCCAAGTGATTTCGGTATTGATGGCCATTGCTACTTTCTTGTGTGTGGTACAGTCAATCGGCTTAACCAAGGGGCGTACCACCCAAGCTTTAACCCCTTAGGTTGCGGATACCATGCCGTAGGTAGTAATCCAGGCTCTACGAGCCACGGTTCCCGATTCGGTTCAACAGATATAGTCCCTATTGCATCGAGGAGTGATACATTCGACCCAGAAAAGGTTCGAATTCCGTCCGAAAATAGCAATGTGCAATGGGGGGCAATAGGTCACTTGTCCGGCAGACCAGATGGTAAGTCCTATGATGCCATATATTCCAGTGGTCAAGGGGGCGTTTGTAGGGATATGCGCTATGGTGCTATTGGCCTGGGCTTACCTGATTTCAGTGAGAGTGATTTAAAAGTCAAGGCCAGTATGTATCGTGGGTGGGAACTTCTTTCAAAAACAGAGTTTATTCCTCGTACTGTAACCGTCGGCGCTGCAGCATTCTTTAGTTCAGGTAATAACAGCACGGTTAGTTTTGCAACTAGTGATTCCGATAACCCAAGAAATACGGCGGCTCCGGAATTCCAGAATTACAATGCCTCGCATTGGTTGTTAGCCGGAGACAACGGGAATACAATGATTATAGAGAGAGTATCTTCTGGTCAAAATTTTGCGTACTGGCCCTTTAACAATAACACTGCTTTTTTGTACGATTCTGGTGATGTGGCAGATGAATTCAACTCTAAGTTTCCGGTTGGTACCAAAATTTGGCTAGGTGCAGTTTATCCAAGCGCCTCGCCTGTTTCTGCGGAGTATTTACATACTGATGTACTTGGCTCTCCTGCTAATATACTGCAATGTGCCGATTTAAAAGAGGGTTGGATAGGCTGTTGGTTGGGAGTTCCCAACGGACAAAAAAAATGGTCTGAGTTTAGGGCAAGCCGTCCTACCCAAGCGACTGTAATTAATACAGTCCAGACTGATGATCTAGGCGCTGCGTGGACTATTTCAACTCACTCATTCAACACTGTTTTAAATAGTCCGACAGCCGCAAGTGTCGCTCCTGTAGGCCGTGTTGAGGTATGGGTTTACAATACCAATGCAAAGCTGACGAGAGCATCAAATATTTCACCCATATACAAAGGTCGTGCAGGTATAGGAAACGTATTTCTGTCGCAAAATTACCTGCAGCGAGATTTGTGCTATTCATTGACTGGTAAGATTGTTGTCCGTAGTTCGCACGCACGCAGCGAGAGTACAGTTCCTCTGAGGGATCAAGGTAGGCTGTTTGCGGGCTTGTTTTATCAAACCAGCCCTAGGTGTTTTGACCTGCCCGATACATTTCCATTGCCCGATAACAATAGCCCGGCCCTGCTTGCTCTTGACTACGCTGTTGTGCAAGATGGTATGGCGTACATTAATTACGCGTACATCGAGCTCAAGTTTAATGGCACAGATTGGGGATCTGACGGTAATGTACATATGACAAACGGCCAAGGCACTATGCTCGACGACAATGGAGATACGGTAGCTTTTGGTACCGGACAGTTGGTAGAGCCATTAGGATGGGTTTAGCTATGACATTATGTAAAATTGAGTCATTTATAAAATTTGATGATGACAACCAGCCAGTTTTGGACGATGACGGCATACCTGCGCTCCTACCTAAGCCAGCGACGAAATCAGTCCAGGATTTGGAGCGGGTTATAGCATTGGGTAAGCCTCATCAGGTCATTGGGCAATTTGCTGAGCTAGTTGCGTTGGATGAGCAATGGCGGTTTGCTGTTGATTATGTAGAGTATCTAAAGGCAGTTAAAGCCGCTGATTCATTCGGAGTTGAGCCTCCAAACGAGCCTATCCAGCCACCTACCAAAACAATCCAAGAGGTTTTGGAGCCGTATATACGAGCACAGTTTAAACGTTTAAGAGCTAAGCTGGTTGCAGCAATCACAGTCGTTGTTGATGACATGGAGTTTGACGGCGATGAGGAGAGCCAAACAAGGATGGCAAGAGCATGCCAGTTTATGTCCGATACTGATGAGATTGACTGGATCCTGGCTGACAACACCGCAGTTAAAGTTACTAAAGCAACGCTAATGCAAGCCGGACGATTAGCTGGTTTGAGACAAGCTGAGCTTTGGGTTAAATAA